CGGTTGATTATATATGTTCGGTACAAATTTAGCGGAAGATAAAAAAAGACATCTCGATGAGCTGAAAAGAGATGTCTCAGTGACGATGCTATTGCATTCATCTAAGGATATACAAATTATAACAGAAAAAAACGGAAAGGGAAACAGTGAAATGAACAGGGAACAATGGCTGAAGGCAAGGACAAAAGGCATTGGCTCAAGCGATGTAGCGGCCGTTCTGGGGCTTTCTCCATATAAGACGAATGTTGAACTGTGGGAAGAGAAAACAGGCCTCAGGAAGCCTAGGGACATCTCTGACGTGGAGTATGTTCTGAATGGAACTAACAGTGAGGATCCGTTGAGAAAGTTGTTTGCCATTGATTATCCGGAGCTGGAAGTGCTGCACGAAGGAAATGAGCTGATCATTCATCCGGAATATGACTTCATCAGGTGTTCACCAGACGGCAGATTGATTGAAAAGGAAACCGGAAGAAAAGGATTCCTGGAAATCAAACGCTGCGAGATAGCAAGCGGTAAAGCATATCTTAAATGGAAAGATGGTGCTATCCCTGACTATTATTACACACAAACCTTACAGTATTTCCTGGCAGATCCGGAAATGCAGTTCGGATATCTGAGGGCGTACCTGATCAGGCACATGGCTGACGGCAGCATCTTCAGAGAAATAAGAGATTACAAGATTGCTGATACCAGAGAAGAGGTTGAAGGTGATCTTGAATATCTCTTACCAAAAGAAAAAGAGTTCTGGCAGTGCGTTACAGATCGCAGAAGGCCAGCACTTATATTGCCAATCATCTAAGGAGGTAAATGAAAAATGGAAGAAAGATTGGAACTGGTGGTATCTCCTATACCGGAGATGCCAAAACTGATTTCTAACATTGATGAGCTGAAAGATCAGTTAGAAATCAGTCTGAAAAAGTATCAGAACCTTGTTGTTACTGAAGACGGCATAAAAGATGCCGAAAGGGACAGAGCAAACCTTAACAAACTGAAAAAGGTCATTGCTGATGAGAGGATCAGACAGAAAAAGATCTTCTACTCACCGTTTGAAGAATTTGAAACGAAGTGTAAGAACGTAGAGAAAATGGTTGATGAGACTGCAAAGGCTATCGATACACAGGTTAAGGCATTTGCTGACAGAGAAAAAGATGCCAAAAGAATGGAAATTGAAACTCTGTATATTCAGAACATAGGCCAATATCAAAAGCTTATCCCATTAGAAAAGATATGGGATGACAGATGGCTGAATAAAACCTACAAACTCAGAGATATCGGGAACATGATTTCAGCAACAAGAATTTCTGCTGATCTGTATTTAAAACAGATTCAGGAGTTAGGTTCTGACTTTGAAGAACAGCTCAAGGATAAATATTTTGAGACATTGGATATAAGTGCTGTCTTAGCAGAAAACACTCGCCTGACGCAGCAGAAGAAGCTCCTGGAAGAGCTGAAGGAAAAAGAAATGCTCCGGAAGGGCGAGGAAGCGCTTGCTGAAGAAACAGAGACAGAGATTAAATCACAGAGTGAGCCACTTGCTATCGGACAGATCAGGGCAGAGGAGCCGGAACTGATAACGATAGCATTCAGAGTATCCTGCACCAGAGAGCAATTAAAGGCACTGGGCGAATATATGAAAGCCAATGGCATCAAATATGGGAGGGCATAGAAAATGGCAGTAGCAAACAGTTTAACCGCTAATAAGAAACCACAGTTTCAGGCAGTAATAAAGTCTGATTTATATCAGAGAAATATTATAAGTACTCTAGGTGATGCTACAAAGGCAAAGGGTTTCACAGCATCAGTTATCAGTGCTGTGGGCACTAACCCAGCATTGTCAGAGTGCACGCCGGCAACTATCATCAGCGCTGCATTATTAGGTGAAAGTCTGGAGTTATCACCAAGTCCGCAGTTAGGCCATTACTATATGGTGCCTTACGCAGATGGAAAGAGTGGAACAAAGAACGCTCAGTTCCAGATGGGATATAAAGGATATATCCAACTGGCAATTAGATCAGGACAATACAAACACATTAATGTTGTAGCAATAAAACAAGGTGAACTGATTAAGTTCAATCCTCTAACGGAAGAAATAGAAGTAAACCTTATCGAAGATGAATTAGTCAGAGAGAAGACACCAACAATTGGATATTACGCAATGTTTGAACTGGTAAACGGCTTCAGAAAGGCTATTTACTGGAGCAAATCAAAGATGGAAGCCCACGCTTTGAGATATTCAAAAGGCTATGCTGCTAAGAAGGGTTATACCTTCTGGGAAAAAGATTTTGACGGTATGGCATATAAGACCATGCTGAGACAGCTGATCAGCAAATGGGGAATCATGAGCATTAAGATGCAGACAGCAATGATCAATGACATGACGACCATCAGTGAAGATGGTAAGACAACATATGTTGACAGTTCAGACATTGATGAAACCGCAAAAGTTATTACAGTTGAGCCTGTAGAGGTAAAAGAGGTTCCGAAGGTTGAAAAAGAGCCGATCAGGGAACCGGAGACCGAAGAGGAGCCATTATCATTCGAGGATGCATTCTTCGCAGACTCAGGATTGTAAGAAATAAATGTAATGCCCGAACAGTTTTGCATAAAGTCATTTATCCGGTTAGAAAGACATTCCCACAAGTAAAAACATCAAGATTAACAATAATGACTGTTACGGGCGTTTACATAAAGAGGCTAAGCTGGTGCAGCAGCAGCACAATTTGCCATAAATGGTATTCTCCTATAATTATCACAACCAGCTTAGCTTCTTCCAAAGAGAAAATGGAGGAACAGAAATGTTAACAGAAAAACAGCAAAAGCTTTATGAATATTTGCTTAGAAAAGCAGTTGTCACACAACATTACATTACCAAGGAAGATATATGTAAAGATCTTCATGAGTATTATCCAAGATATGCAGAAAGAATGAGTGAACATAATTCTACTGCATATCACCAAATAAGGAATGATATCAAGGCTATTAACAATCAGCCTCCTGGAGAATATCTGTTAGTAGCATCAAGCTCCAGAGGATATAAAATAGCCGACAGAGAAGACGCTGAGAAATACATTCAGAGGCGTTTTAAAAGCCATTTCAGAGCATTGAAGAGAACCTGGGCAATGCGGAAAAAAGCCGGTATGGATGGCCAAATGACCCTAGGCGAAGAGATTACAGAATTAAAAACATTTTTGGGAGAGTAGCCAATGAAAGAAGTTGGTTGGATAAAGTTATCAGTCAATACTCCCAGGGATGAGAAACTCAGGAAGTTAAAAAGGAAGAACAGCGAGTTTCCATGGATCTGGATATGTCTTCTTACACTAGCCGGAAGGACTAATGAAAACGGCTTGATACAGTTTGCTGATGGAATACCGTATACTATCGCAGACCTGGCTGATTACACCGGTTGTAAAGCAAGAACAATGGAGAGTGCCATAGCTGCAATGTACGAATTGGAGATGCTTGGAAACACCGACGGAATTCTTACAATCATCAACTGGGAGAAGTATCAGAATATCAAAACCATGGATGATGTCAGGGAGCAGACAAAGGCAAGAGTAGCAAAACACAGAGCAAAAACACAGATTTCGTAACGCTACTGTAACGTTACATGTAACACAAATGTAACGCATTTCCTCTTTTGAGAAAGAAGAAGTAAGAACTACTCAATATAGATAGTATTAATGGCTGGCTTTTGAAATGTAAGTTGGAAAGAAAAAAACAAGCAAACAGAAAAGACAAAAAAATCTATATATAAATAGAAAGGTGGTATCGCTTATGGCGGCCAAGCCAAATCCAAACGAGGTAAAAGCGTATTATTTAGCCAAACAATATACCTTTGATCTGAGGAAATTTTGGACTTATTACGCAGACAGGGATTGGATTTCTAAAGGAAAGCCTATAACAGATTGGAAAGCATTAATGGATTCCTGGAATGAATATGAATTCGAAAAACAATCAAAACTACCGGATTTTGAACTCAAAAAAGAGTCTAAAGGCAACGATATGAATAAGATCTACCGAGATGTATTTGGAAAAGATGGAGAGTGGATGCACAAAAGATTTCTTGAGAGAAAAGCAGCGTTAGCAAGACTTAAGGAAAGAGAGGTCAATCCAATCACACTGAAAGATATAGACAGGGAGATGATGTGCCAATATGGTATTGTTCAAAAGCCTACACCATAGATGGATATATATCAGTGAGGAAAAAGCAGTAATGATTGCGGTAAGATTTTATGAATTGTCTCATGGAAAAGAAAACATTGTTGCCATAAACAGGCGTTTTAAAGGTATATCATTCACGAAAGAACAATTACACAAACTGTGCTACAGCAGAAAGGATAGATAAAATGACGATAGATGAATTGCTGAAAGCTAAGGATAAAAACGAGCAGATAATCGCTGACTACTTGAAGAAGTACTCTGCAGACAATCACTGGAGCCAAATAGAGGCCACACAGAGGCCGTTAAGTGAATGCATGAGTAAGATCAGGGAGCTGGCTAAAAAGAAGGCTGTAGGAGGCTGTGCATGCGTTGCTGATACTGAGGTCTTCCAGTGGGCAATAGACTTCTACAATGGTGTAAAGACTAAAGTAGAACCTATTATTGAGGAGCAAGTTAAAACAGAAAAGCCGGAGAAATCAAAACCGAAAAAAACGGTGGAAAAGAAGGTGGAAAACGATGAGCAACAGATGTCACTCTTTGACTTCATGTGAAAAACTCAGGTTAGGCATCCCTGAAAAAGTGAGAAAGTACGCTGTTGAGTACAACAGAAAAGGATATAAACCGTATGATAATAAAACAACTTTCAGTTATATTCAGAAAATCGGTAAAAGGTTTATCTGCAGAACGTTTGCAATCCATAGAATGAAGAATGGCAGCTATGAACTTGGTGAAGTAAGAAGGCAGGCAGCCAATGAGTGGCCTTATATCTGTAACTCTGAATATAAATGGATGGGTGGTTGGTGTTTCAATTATAAACAGTGGGATCCTGAGTATGCCGGTAAATATTGGGGAGAGCGCAGAAACGGTGGATGCTGGATTGGAGCAGTTATTAACCAGGATGAAATCATAGAAAAACATTTCCCTTACTGTTCCTGGTATCAGTCAGAAGCAAATATAAACTTTTGGGAGTACATACAGATCTATATCAGGGAACCAAAAGTTGAACTGTTATGTAAGGCTGGTTATTCAGGATTGGTAACATGTATCAGATGTCTGAATACTAACGAAAAGTCCCTTAATAAAATCTTGAAAGTGAAGCCAAAGTGGGTGGAGTATTTGAAAGGCAAAGGGTACTACCATTTGATGGCATGCAGGAAACCTTATTGCAAGACCACTAAAGATGTTGAATTGGTGGCAGATACAATGCACAACAATGAAGCATGGACTACCATGAAATACTGCCCACAAGGAAAAGAAATAAAAATGTGCCAGTATTTGCATGAGCAAGCTTTTTTTAGAACAAGGATGTATAAAGATTATCTGTATATGGCAGGCAAGTTAGGCTTACCACTGGAAGAGAATAAAGTGCTTTTCCCTGATGATCTAGTTAAAGCGCATGATGAAGCAACGGAACAGTTTGAGATATTCAAACAAAACGAGAAAAACATTGCCATAAAGGAAGGGCTTAAAGACCTACTTAAGTATATCTATGATGATGGAAAATACTTAATAAGACCGGCTGAGAGTGTACAAGAACTGATAGAAGAGAGCAAACAGATGAAAAACTGTGTAAGGACATATGCTGAGAACTATGCAAAAGGTATTACAGCAATATTCTTTATAAGGCAGATAAGTAATCCTGATAAATCATTTGTAACACTTGAATTGAAAAATAAACATGTATGTCAATGCTTGGCGTATCACAATAGCAAACCTACAGAAGAAGTAATGAGCTTTGTTAAAAGTTGGAAAAAGGAGTATGCACTATCATGACGGAGATAAAAGTAAAAGTTGAAGAAATACAGCTGTATGGTGCAACTAATGCCACAATATTAGGCTACTTAAGAGCCAATAGAAAGTGCACTGTATCACAGATAGCAAGAGTGTTTCAAACCTATGAAAACACAGCCAGGAACAGACTTGAGAAGTTAGAAAAGGCAGGCTTAATACTAAGGCATTTTAATCAGTTAGAAACTGGTGGCAGACCTGCTATGAGTGAGGTAGATGTTATATGCTAGTGAAGTGTGTATGCTTTGTACTAGGCTTCATATGTGGTATGGCATTTGTGATAGTAGCAAGCTGCCTAATAATCAGCAGCGAGGAAAGCAGGAGGGAAGAAAATGGAAAAAGCGATATTTATAACTGAAATGCCTAAGAACTGCTATAACTGCCCTTATTGTGATGAAAGTGGTGGTGATGGCGATTGGTGGTGTAATTTGCAAGGGCAATACTTACCATTTGAAAACAGTGAAAGTGAAGAAAGAGATTTATGTTGCCCTTTAAAACCATACCAAAAAGCAATTCCGATAGAGTGGATTAAAAAGGAAATACGTTGTTCTATAGGGGTTGTTCGTGATGGAGATTATGATTATACATACGCTTCTTGTATTCTGCAATTATTAGAAAGATGGGAGAAAGAAAATGAGTGAATGGATAACAGATAGAAAACCAACTAAATTTGGTGTGTATTTAGTTACATTACCAGACGAGAACTCAAGTGGGAACTCAAGATTTGTCGATATAGAAACCTTTGACCCAGAAGATGGTTGGGACAGTTTGTATAAGGTGTTAGCGTGGCAGGAATTACCAAAGCCTTATGACGGAGAAATTAAAGAGGATTATATCCCTGTACATTGGATAACAAAATGGGTTGAAGAACACTCAAATTTCCTTAAAACTAATGCTGTAGTAAACCCTAAAGATTTTATCTCTATGATATTAGACTGGGAGAAAGAAAATGAGGAAGAAGAAAGAATTAACTCCTAATTATGAAACCATGTTTAAATCTGCTGTAAGTATGCTTCAAACAACATATTCGGAATTAAGAACTGTGCAGAGAAAAATATACGATTTTGAGCATGCCGGTTGGTTTAATAATGAAGGCTACTACTGCATAACGCATACAGATAATGACTTTATGGAAGATTTAGCTAAAAAAGAACATTACTTAGCAGAACAATTAGAATATTGCATACGTGAAGTAGAAATATTAAGGAAGTTAAAAGAAAATGAAAACATGGTATGACATTGATGAGATTGTATATGTTCCATACAGGATTAAACAAATACGTATTGAACCAAATGGCAAAACACTTTACAAAATGTATTCTTTGGTAAACAAGTTTGAACCTGCGGAATTGGAAGAATATGAAATAAGAAGTTGCTGCTACAAAAGTGATTGCCTAAAAGCAGAGGAGTAAAAATGAGAAGTGAAATACAAAAAGCAATAAATGATCTATACCATAAAGGCGAAAACCTGGAAATAGTAAACCTTCTTGTAAGCTATATCGAAATGTTAGAAAACGAAAACGCAAAACTGAAAGTGCAGATTGCAAAGCTGGTGAAACTGTATGACCAAGAATAAAATTTTGAAGTTGGAAGATATTGTTGGTGATGTAGTTTACATAAATCTGGATGACATAAGTTACCTGGAAACGGATGAACTAGCCTCAACCGTAAAGATCAAGTTTAAAAACACTGTCGATGAACATAAATTTAAAGATATTACTACTATGTGTATTGATAGTGTAAAGAAGTTATTTCCATAATACATAGATGTTATATTGCTGATCTAAGGAAAATGGCCATGTTGGTTCAGGAGGTAGACAGCTATGAGAATGGAAGACCTGGGACGGATTACCGGCCTGAGAAATGAAATCAGATCCATAGAGGAACAGATAAAAGACTTGGAAAAGTGGGGGACGATTCCAAGCGCACAGAACCCCTTCGATGTGTTAAGTAATGGGTCATCTGTTAGAATCCCGGGGAATCCAACTGAAGCCTGGGTAAACAGAATGTGGCAGCTGCGTACAAAACTGGTGGAGAAGAAAAAAATGCTTCTTGAAGAGGTTGTACGCATTGAACAATGGATAGATGAGATCGAAGACAGTCAGGTCAAGGCCATCATTCGATATCACTATATTCTGGGTTATACATGGAGGCAGACAGCGATAAAATGCTGTGGCAGCGAACACAAAGAAACAGCCTTCCTTATTGTCAAAAGGTTCGTAAAAAGTCAAAGTTGTTAACCCTGTTAACCCTTATCTGTGTTATATTGTATACAGACAACATGGCAGCCGGAGCGGAAACGCTCCTTTCTTTATGCCTTGAAAGGAGGGCATGTATGCTTACACCTAAGCAGGAGATCTTTGTAGCATCTTTAGTCAAAGGGAACAGCCAGAGGCAGGCATACATTGAGGCTTATCCAAACGCTGCCAAATGGAAAGAAGAAAGCATAGATTCAAAGGCAAGCAATCTACTTAAAAGAGACAAGGTTTGGACAAGGTATGAGGAACTTCTGAAAAAGGCTGAGGATGAGTCGATCCTGACAGCAATCGAGAGGAAAAGATGGCTTACAAGTGTTATTAAGGCTGAAAAAGTTACTACTTCTGATAAACTGAAAGCCTTGGATCTGCTGAACAAGATGGATGGCCAGTACATTGACAAGGTTGAAGTCAAACGGATAGAAACGGACTGGTTTATAGATGGCGAGAAAGCTTAATCCCCGGATATTCAATGATTGGGTGTATGAAGGCATTTCTGATTATTCACACAGAACAGAGGTGTATATGGGTGGTGCTGGCTCCGGAAAAAGTTACGGCGCTACTCAAAAGGTATTGCTGAAAGCCTTAAACAGCAAGAGAAAGATACTTGTAGTCAGAAAGATACAAAACACCATCAAACACAGCATATGGTCGCTGATGATCGCACATTTGCAATCCAGCGGGTTTTATTCATACTGCAGGATAAACAGATCAGACTTTGAAATAGAGCTCCCTAACGGCTCTATTTTCATTTTCAAAGGGTTAGATGATCCGGAAAAGATTAAGTCAATTGACGGTATCACAGACATAGTCATTGAAGAAGCAACAGAGTTAAATCTTGAAGAGTTTACACAGCTGAACCTCAGATTAAGACCTAAAGCAGAATATCCGCAGATTTATCTTATGTTTAACCCTGTCAGCAAGAAAAACTGGGTATATGAATACTTCTTCACTGCAGATCCTCCGGACAGCTGTAAGATCATCAGGACGACCTACAAGGACAACAGATTTCTGGCTCCGGAATATGTGCACGAACTAGAACAGATGCAGTTCAGAAATCCTGCATATTATCGTATTTACACACTTGGAGAGTTTGCTACACTAGATAAGCTGGTTTTTCCAACTTATACAAAGAAGATCATCTCTCAGGATGATATTGAGGGGTTAAAGAAATGGATAGGCCTTGACTTCGGTTATACCAACGACCCGAGTGCTCTTGTCTGGGGTTACATTAACGAAAAGGAAAAGCGCATTTATATCGCCGGAGAATATGTTAAAAAGGGCATGCTGAATGACGAAATAGCGCAGATCATGAGAGATTTAGGATTACATAAAGATAAGTCCTACGCTGATGCTGCAGAACCCAAAAGCATTGCCGAGATCAAGCGCACAGGAGTAAACATTGAGGCGACAGAGAAGGGAAAAGACAGCGTTATTCACGGAATTCAATGGCTTCTCCAGTATGAACTGATCGTAGATGAAAGATGTTTTAAAGTCATTGAAGAGTTAGAAAACTACACCTGGCAGAAAGACAAAAAGACCGGAGAGTACATAAACGAACCGGTAGATACATATAACCATACCATTGATGCCATGAGGTATGGTCTTAACAGATACATAAAAGGCAAGACGGAAAAAGCCAAGGTAAGGGATAAAGCTAAGTATGGCATTTCGTAAAAAGGAGAGTGGAAAGGAAAATGAAATATTTTGACTTCATATATGAGGGTGATTATAACGAAGAAGCAATAGACAAAGCAGTTCTGACGAAACTGATCACCAAGCACAAACAGTATCTACAGCCTGAATTAATCAAGTGCCAGGCTTACTACAATGGTGACCAGGCAATCAACTTGAGGCAGAAAAAAGACAGTTCTGCGCCGAATAACAAGGTCGTCTGTAATCATGCTCAGGATATCTCAAACACCGCTGTAGGCTACTTTCTTGCAAATGCCATAAACTATTCCACGAAAGAAGAAAACGATGAAGCGCTGGATAAACTTACAGATGCATTTGACATTGCAGCGACCGATGATGTTGACCATGACAATGGATTGGATCTGTCAATTGGTGGATGTGCTTACGAATTCGTTTATGCCAAGGAAGGCGAAGCAACACCGTTAAGCAAGAATCTGTCAAATATCAGTACCTTCATGGTTTATGACGATACCATCGAACAGAATGAATTGTTTGCAGTTTATTACTGGGAATACAAGCCGGCAAACATTGAAACTGTCAGGTATAAAGCTTTCGTTATGACGCAGCATTATATCTATGAATTGGATCTGGATCATGAGTACAAAGAAAAGGCAATCGTTACAGAAGAGCCTAAGGCCCATAACTTTGGTGAGGTCCCTGTTATTTTCTATAAAAACAACAAGTATTGTCATGGTGACTTTGAACTGCAGATTCCTTTGATTGACGCCTACAACACTTTAATGTCGGACAGACTGAATGATAAAGAACAGTTCCTTGATTCAATCATGGTTCTGTATGGAGCAATAATGGGCGACGATGATGAAGAAACATCTGAAGCCATGAAGGCTCTTAAGGAACAGAGACTGCTAGAGCTACCGGAGGGTTCAAAAGCTGAATATATCACCAGGACATTTGATGAAAATGGCGTAGAAGTGCTTAGAAAAGCTATCAAGCATGATATCTATACGTTCTCACATGTTCCGGATCTGTCAGACGAGAACTTTGCAGGGAATACTTCTGGTGTTGCTATGGAGTATAAACTTCTTGGCTTGGAAATGATAACAAAAACAAAATCACGCTATTATCAGCAAGGATTGAAGAAGAGGATAAGACTTTACTGTAACTATCTTAACCTTAAGAATTTTGCTATTAATCCAACCTCTATTATTGTTACCTTCAAGCGTTCTCTTCCGAAAAACATGTTAGAGCTGTCACAGATAGTAGCAAACTTAGATGGCAGAGTATCGCAGAAGACGCTTATAAGTCAGTTACCGTTTGTGGAAGATCCTGACGGTGAGATAGAAGCGCTTAAAGAAGAAAAACGGGAGAATATAGAACGTCAGCAGGAATTATTTAGGGCAACAGCCAATAATAGAGCCGATGAGGATGAAGTAAATGAAGAAGCTTACGAAGGAGCAAAGATACTGGCTTAAGCGCAAAGACGATCAAATGTGGGAACTGATGGAAGAAGCTGAAATAGTTGCCAAACAGATGGCGAAATATTATGCATCTTCTTCAGCATACATTCAGGAAAAAATCTCTGGCATCTACAACCGCTTTAAGACAGAACATCATCTTACCGATAAAGAGGCTAAACAACTGTTAAACACAGTAAAAAACAAAGACGATATCAATGCTTTGATTAATAAAATCAAGGCAATGCCTAAAAGCGATGAAAAGGATAGATTCATAGCTGAACTGGAATCGCCTGCGTATGCTTCACGTATCAGAAGACTACAGGAAGCACAGGATTTAATTGATGACAACGTTTCAATGATATACAAGCAAGATATCAGACGAACTGAAAAGCTGCTTAAAAACGTTGCAAATGAGTCCTATTACGAGACTATGTATGACATACAGGCACGTACCGGTGCTGCATTCTCTTTTAATGCATTGGATCCTAAGAAAGTAGACAAGCTACTTAAAAGAAAGTGGGCAGGAAGTAGTTTTTCAGATAGAATCTGGAGTAATACTCAACATCTGGCAGAAACAGTAAAAGATGAACTGATGCTTAATTTTCTTACTGGAAGAACTGAAGATGAAGCCAGTAAATCTATTATGGAACGTTATCAGGTTGGATATAGCCAGGCAAGGAGACTTGTCAGAACTGAATCGGCTTACATTGCAAACGAAATGGATGCAGATGCTTATGAAGAAGCAGGGATAACCCACTACATGATCGTAGCAACTTTAGACTTAAGAACGTCAGAAATCTGTCAGGAAATGGATGGCAAGATATTCCTGCTTAAGGACAAACAAGTTGGAGAAAACTATCCTCCTTTCCATCCTTGGTGTAGAACCACCACTGTTGAGTCTGAGAATCCGGAAGAACTAAAGAGTATGAAACGCAGGGCCAGAGATCCCAAAACTGGTAAAAACTACATTGTTCCGGCTAGTACTACATATAAAGAGTGGAGAGAAGGATTAGAGGAAAAGTATGGGAAAAAACAGATAAGAAAGTGGGAAGATGTAGAAAAAGGGAGAAAGAAAAGAATTACAGGAGCTAGAATTACCAACCCTGACAGTAAAGAGGCAGAGGCATTTGCCAAACAGTATTATGAAGAAATCCGACACATGAAAAATGATGTATCTAAAATTGCAGATAATACTGGTTATTCAGTTGAAGAAATCCAGAAGATAAAAGATTATTTATTTATTAAACAATCATTATATGATGAAGACACTGGTGAATGGAGAAGGTTTGATGAAGATGCCAGAATTGCTCAAAGCTGGCAGAGACTCTTGATTAACAAAGGAACAAATAAAATAAAAAAACACGATATAACCTTAATAAATCATGAACTATTAGAAATGAAACTAAAAGAAGAAAACCCGAATATTTCACATTATGATGCACACATCAAAGCATCCATGGTGTATAATTATTCTGAGGAGGCAGATAAGTATTATGCTCGTCTTGAAAAACATCTTAAGAAAAGATAGCTATATCGAAGCTGATTATTATCCTGAAGCTCAAGGCAAGAAGTATAAAGTCACTGTTAACCTAGAAACTGGTGAAGTAGATGATCATGGTTCTAGAGCAAGTGGTTATCTTATTCATGCCAAAAATAAACTATTAAGATTGGCTAAACTTGAAACTCTTCCTAAAGAAGCTACGGAAATATGGTATTAAGCATCGAGAAGGTTAGATATGAAATCTAGCCTTTTTATTTCTTTTTGTGATATATTTTGTTATAAGGGAGAGTAGGAAATGCAGAGCAAAGATTTTGAGTGGTATGTAAAGAACTTGAAGATGCTTTACGAAAAATATGGCAATCAATATATAGCTATAAAAAATCAAACTGTTTTAGGAAGTTACGCCACTTATGCTGAATGTGTCAGAGAAACTGCCAAAACAAATGAACTCGGTAGTTTTATAGTTCAACAATGTGGCCAAGATGAACGAGTGTATACTAATTATATTTCCTCATTGTACATATAATGGATCATATTATTTCTTCTTTTGTAACAAAAAACACAGGGCTAGTTAATCAGTTGACTAATGAAGTTACAATATATTGTAATGATAAAAGTTTAAAAGTAAAAGCATTGTGGGATACTGGAGCAACTCATACATGTATTTCAACAAATGTTGTAAAAGAACTTAATCTCATATCTACTGGTAAAACATTGATAAGAACGCCAAGTGGTGAAGCAACTAAAAATCAGTATTTGGTAAGTGTTTTATTACCTAATAATGTTCAGGTGAAGGATATAGTTGTTAATGATTCTGAAATAGGGTCACAGGGTTTTGATATTCTAATTGGTATGAATATTATTAATTTAGGTAATTTTGCAGTTAGTAACTATAATGGGAAGACGTATTTCAGTTTTGAAACTCCAGCAACAAAACATATAGATTTTGTTGCTGAACTACAAAAGTTGAGAATAATAGGGCAAAAACACGGCAAGGGAAATAAAAAAAGGAAAAAGTAACACTTGAAAACGTCACGTATTGTGGCGCTTTTTTATGGAAAGGAGAAAAATATGAATTTCGTAAGAACATGCGAGAAGGAAGGATACAGATATGAAGATCTTTCTGAAGAGCATAAGAAACAGATTGATGTATTAAACCGGTTAAAGGAAGATTTCGACAGTTTTGATGCTAATCTGGATGCATATTGTGATATCTGTGATGATGAAAGTATCTTAAGCAAAATCGAGATGGAAATAGCTGAAAAAGTTATAGAAGGGGTAAAACTCTGGTTCAACTCGACTATCGCTGAGTACCAGGTATCACTTGCTGAAAATGAACTTGAGTAAATTGCATTACTGTTTAAACGGTAATGTTTTTTATTGCCTGACTCCTGAGCAATGATCACTGGAGGTTGTCGTACGGACGTTAAATGGAGGTAAAGAAAAAATGTTAAAAAACAAAATGTATTTTCCTGTTGAAACAGGTGGTACAGACCCATCAGCTCAGAGTGAGCAAAATGAACCAGCAAAGACTGAAGAAACTAAGGACAAGGGTGCTAAAACCCCTGAACCAAAGGAAAGTACAGGTGCCAGCCGTACTTTTACTCAGGAGGAACTTAATGACATTATCGAGGGACGCCTCGCTAAGGCAAAGAAAGCCTGGGATAAGGAACTGGCAGACAAACAATCAGAAGCCGAGAAGTTAGCAAAGATGGATGCTGATCAGAAGAAAACCTATGAGTTTGAAAAGAGAGTAAAGGAACTCGAAAAAAGAGAAGCAGAAATCACCAGAAGAGAGTTAAAGAACCAGGCATTGGAAATGCTTGAGCAGAAGAATTTACCAAAGAGTTTGGTGGATCTTCTTAACCTCACAGATGCTGACTCCTGTAAGGCTTCAATAGATGCTGTAGAGAAGGCTTTTAGCCAGGCTGTACAGGAAGATGTTGACAACAAATTGAAAGGCGACAGACCTATAACAAAGGCTCCTGGTGCGAAGACGTACACCAAGGAACAGATTAATAATATGTCTGCTGCTGAAATCAATGCTAATTGGGAGGCCATTCAGGAATCCCTGAAGAAGATTAAGTAGAAAGAGAGAGGAAAAGAAAACTTATGGCATTTACGAATTTTATTCCTAAGGTATGGAGTGCCCGTTTACTGGAACACTTAGACAAGGCTCATGTTTACGGTGCATTAGTTAACCGTGATTATGAAGGCGAAATCAAGCAGTATGGTGATACCGTTCATATCAATCAGATCGGCGCTGTAACCATCAAGGATTACACCAGAAATACTGATATTGATGCTCCAGAAGCATTAAGCAACACTGATCAGACTTTAGTCATCGACCAGGCTAAGTACTTCAACTTCCAGATCGATGATATCGACAAGGCACAGATCAGACCTGAACTGATGAATGCAGCAACACAGAGAGCAGCTTACGCTCTGGCTGATACTTCAGATCAGTACATTGCCGGTTTAATGGCAGCTGGTGCTCTGGGTACTGTTGGCTCAGATGCTTCACCAATCACTGTTACTGCTCAGAATGCATACGAACAGTTAGTTGCTCTGAAGGTTAAACTGGATGAGCAGAATGTTCCAACTGCAGGTCGTTGGGTTGTTGTACCGGCATGGTTCCATGGCTTACTGCTGTTAGACAACAGATTCGTAGCAAATGGCACTGACAAGGGTGTTGCAGCATTACAGAATGGTTTAGTAGGTTATGCAGCTGGTTTCGAGACCCATTTATCCAACAATGTTCCGAATACAACTGATACCAAGTACAAGGTTATCGCCGGCACTAACTTCGGTTGTTCAT